TGCGGAATGCCAACGCTACGAAGAGTTCGGTCCTCCACGCATAGTTAGCGGTAGTAGGTGTCGCTTCGTTCCAAAAACAGCACGCGTTAGTCGGATGATTTGTGTTGAGCCTTCGCTGAATATGTATTATCAGCTTGGCTTAGCAACGCTCCTCGAGAGGCGACTTAAGTCATACTTTCGTATTGACCTAAAGTCTCAGCCCGAGGTAAACATCCGTATGGCTCAGATTGGGAGCAAGAGTGGGGTTTACTCCACTATTGACCTTTCATCTGCTTCTGATTCCATCAGCCTACAGCTATGCGAGACCTTCCTGCCGAGGTGGTTCTTTGAACTCCTTGTACAGCTAAGATCGCGTACGACCGAGATTGATGGTCAGAGAGTGCCATTATTTATGATATCTACAATGGGGAATGGTTTTACATTTCCTTTGCAGACAATCATATTCAGCGCTATCTTGCAAGCATGTGCGAACTTAACAGTTCCTGTTAGTTCGAGGAGGGATTGGAGTTGTTTTGGGGATGATTTAATTTGCCGGAGCGAAAGCTTCCGGCTCGTTATCTCTACCTTGAAACGACTTGGGTTCCTGCCTAATGCAGACAAGACCTTCCATGAAGGCTGTTTCCGTGAATCTTGCGGGGCTGATTGGCTTTTCGGCCAACCAGTTCGTCCGGTCTTTGTAAAAAGATTAGACTCTCCACAAGACGTAACGGTCGCCATTAATGCTTTAAATACTTGGAGCGCTTATACCGGTATTGCGTTAAGCAATACTATATCCTATTTACTTAAGTGTTTGCCGACTAGGTTTCGTAACCCAGTCCCATTCACCAGTAACGAGGATGCAGGTATTCGTGTGCCAAGTATACTCATTAATCCGCGTTTCGATCGGAATTCCTCCTATGTCTTTCGGACATGGGAGAAAATACCGGCCAAGATTCGGATCGGTGAGGGGGTAATCCAATACCCCGGACATTATAAGGGAAAACTGATTTTTAATCCTCACGGATTATTTATCTCCTTCCTATACGGCGAGTTGGTAAATGATACCATAGCGGTCAGGCATGACCGAACTAAGTATCAGTTGAAGCGACGATGTAGTCCCTATTGGGATTACATACCCTATGATAGGCCTTATTATGGTAAAGACCTATCTTGGCAGCAGTGGGAAACTG